TGCGTCGGCTGATCATGCATCCGTGACCTCCTACACGATCAACATCTACGCGCTGGGGACCAGCAGCCCCACGGTCGCGTCTGTGAACATCGGCAAGCCGACGCCGGCGGCGAATAACTCGATCAGTTACGACATTACGGCGCTCGTGGCGCCGCTGACGCCAGGGAACTACACCGCCAAGGTGCAGGCGACCGCGCCCGGCGGTTCATCCGAGTCCACTGGCGTCAACTTCGAGGTGCCTTTGACATGACAGCCCTGTTCTTCTTGTTGCTCTCGGCGATCCTGCTGCAGGTTCCCGCGGCACCCACGAATCCAAATCTGTCCGTCCTGCACGTCGTCATCACGGCCCCCACGGCGAACCCGACGTATAACGCGGGCTCTGCGACCGAGCTGACCACGCTCGCAGGGACGGCGACCTCGAGCCAGACGATCACCGTCTGCACCTGGACGAACAGCCTCGGCGGCGGTGGATCCGCGACCGGGACGACGTCCTGGAGCGTCTCGAGCATTGCGCTCGCAGACGGCGACAACGTGATCACGGTGACCTGCACGACGAATGGCGGGGTGCAGCGGAGTGATGTCATCACGGTGTCCAGCGGCGAGGCCGCCGGCGTGTCGGTCAACCTGACCGTCCAGGAGGCCCTCTACGACGGCGGCTCGGTGGGCGTCAACCGCACCAATGAGCCAGTCGTGGTCGGGGTTCCCCTGCCAGATGGCGACGGCTGCGAAACCGATACGTCGAATTTTGGGCTGACGGGCGCGTCCTACGGCCAATTCCGGGTGCTCGGAACATGGGACTCCGGCTGCATCAAGTGGGTGCAGGTTGCGACACTGCTGGGGTCACTGAGTGCGGGTGCCGAGTCCACCGCTGTGACGTTGACGAACAGCGGGTCGGGCAACTTCGGGGCGTCAAACATGGCGACCGATACCGGGAGCACCCTCGTGGTCGATACGGGGCCTGCCGAGTTCACGATCAAAGAAGCCAATTACAACGGGTTTGACATCGTCGTCATCGACGGAGCCACGGTCGTCTCGACCGGCGGGAGCGGTGGTCCCGTTCTGACTGGTCCGACGTTCAGTAATACGCGCTGCGGGTCGGGTGGCGCCGATGGGCCGGTGTGCTCCACGATCTACGCCGCATTCAACGACGACGACACAGCCTGCACGATTGAGCAAAACGGCCCAGTCCTCGCGGTGATCAAGTGCGAAGGGGCATTGGAAGACAGTTCAAACAACATCTACATGCGGTACACGGACCGCCTCTATTTCTACCAGGGGAAGAAGCACGTTAAGGTCGTCAATACGCTGCGGAATGCGGACGATGGGTCCGGGGGATCATTTGCGACCGCCTACAAGGGGATGGCCGCGTACGAGTGGCGAGTCGCACCCAACATCAGCGGCACGCGCACCTACGACATCTCAGAGCACGGCGGCAATGTTGAGAACGGCACGATCAGCGGCACCGACGATGTCTATCTCTATCAGGCCAAGTCGCTGCTGATGGAGTCGGGGGATTGGGGTGAAGCGACCCTGTCCACCGGCTACGCGTTCGACTACACGACGACGACCGGCTACACCATCGAGAAGACGTCGGGGAACTTGGGCAGCGGGACGTCAGCCTATACCAACGCGCCTGGCGGCTGGGCGGACATCCGTGACTCCGGTGGGAAAGGCGTCACGATCGGCTTCTATCAGATGGCCGCCTACTGGCCGAAGTCGCTGGAGTTCAACGACGCGGGATCAGATACGCGGCTCGGCATCTGGCCCAGACAGAATGTCCAGCAGTACTATCAGGCGTGGCCACAGTGGAGCACGCACGATCTGTACTTCAACTTCCACGACGAAGCCCTCGCGTCTCCCGGCGATGAGTTCCTGAAGTTCCAGCACGAATTGCTCGCCCGGGCCTCCGTCGCGCATTACAACTCGACGCAGGTCTTCCCGCTCCCGCTCCCCGACGCGACGGAGGAGGAGAACTACTACAAGGCGGTGGGCGCGGCGGGGGTGCCGACGATCAGCGCGGGCGCCATGTGGCCCTACCCGGACCCGGCGGTTCCGGGCACTGGCAACGCGGGCAGCGGTCTGCACATCCACCGTGCGTGGGCGTGGCCCGCAGGCGGCGGCGGTAATCAGATGGAGCTGCGCTGGTCCGGGCTGATGAACTGGATCGTGCGGGGCTACACCGGCCGGTATCTCTACGCGAAGCACTTCTACCGGTTCCAGACCGATGACACGCAGCCGCATTCGGACGGCGGCTTCCACTGGCGGGACAAGACGTCCGGGGTGGAAATCGATGTTGGGGTCGGGCGCCCGCGCATCACATCGACGAACGGGAAGTCATCTGCCCACGGCTTCGAGCAGATCGGCGCGCTCCTCTCGGGCGCGACGGTGTCCAGCGCGAATCCCGCCGTGGTGACCGTGACCTCCCATGGACTGGAGACAGGCCAGAAGGTGGCGTTGAGTAGTGCGACGACGAGCGGCTGGACCGATTACAACACTCGCATCCTGACGATCACCGTCCTCAGCGCGAACACATTCAGCCTCCAATATAGCGGCTCGAATCTCGATGCCTCCACGTTCGGATCTTTCGATGGCAACGTCGGGTTTTTCACCGCCTTTACCGCGTGGACCGACTCCGAGCACGCGCACGTCTACGGGATGGGTGATTACTACTTCATGACCGGGGATGAGCTGATCAGGGACTCGATCGTGGACACGATCCCGGACTACCTGACGGCCCCCGGCTACTACACGACCAACCTCCTGAAAACGACCACCCGCGCCTGGGGTGTGCGGATGATCAACAACGGGCGCTGGCTCGCGTTCCTCAAGGCGATCGGCGAGGACACCGAGGCTGAGAATATCTCCGACATCGTCGACGCAGCCTTTCCGGTCATGTTCGCGACCGATCCCGGTCCGTGTCCGGTATCTTCAGAAACGGCTCTTGGGTGTACTGCTCCCTCACCGCCCGGGTATGGCTCTGATGATGAGGGCATGGGTGTGGACATCACGCGGGGGATCTACTGGAACGGCGGGACCAATCAGGGGTGGGTGTGCGACTCCGACGGGGGGAACCGCGCCCACGGCGTCGTGATGAGCCACACCGTCGTGGAGGGGCTGATCAACTACAGCGACGCTCGCGGGACTGGCTGGTCCGACTACTGGAAGGCGCGTGACTACGCCTACGGGATTTCGCAAGGGGTCATGAACGAAACCCTCGCGGAGCTGTGGTACGACAACGGCAGCGACCGGTGGGATCAGGAGGGGCCGCGCCCGTGGGCACGCATGGATCTCAAGAGCGGGTGCGGGGCGAGTCCAGACGACAGTAACTATGAGGTCGGGGCCCGTACGACCATCTGGTACTTCTACTACGTTGATTGGCTGACCAATGGCGGCCTGCGGTGGAAGGAGCGTTTCGACCGAGCCCTGCAGGTCATCATGGGGGAGATCGGTCTGAACTGGGGCGAGAACGGATCCTTCGGCGTCGGCGCGCTGACGCACCTGGCCGAGAATCCGGGCGAGACGGAGTTGCAGGATGTCTACATCAACACGTTCACGCACCTGGGGAGCGGCACCTATCGCCTCCAGTGGGCGGTGCCGGATGGGACCACGTCCTACCGGATCAAGTGGTCGGACAAGGAGATCGTCGACTGGATCGGGTTCGACACCGACGAGGCCTACGCCTACGTCGGCGACCCGACCACGCAGATCAACTGGTTCGCGGCGACCAACGTCGATCCGGACGACATCCCGACGCCGGGGGCGGCAGGCTCCCAGCAGTCCATCACGATCGCCACGGGCGACACCGGCCTGACCCTCGACAACTTCTCGGTCAAGGCCTACTACCCGCCCGCCGAGGACGGCCTGCCGTCGCTGACCTGGAGCACGATGTCGCTCGGTGGCGACACCTACAACGCGGCGGCACAGATCAAGCACATCTACGATGACGTCTCGGGCCAGATCCTCACCTACATCAAGCGCGGCACGGGCGCGGGGATCTACTCGACCGACTACTTCGCCCTCAACTCCAACACGGAGGTGCTCACCCGGATCGGCGGCACCGGATCGCCGTCGCATGGGTGCGTCACCTACCCGAACGACGACCCCGGTGTGTGGGACGACGGCAGCGGATCAGACATTCAGCCCTGGCTGAGCGACCGCCACCCGGATCACCGCAGCGCGATCCTGAACGGGTATCTCTGGCAGTCGGGCGGCTTGGTCTGCGGAGACATCCCGAACGACCTGCTCCGAATGGAGCTGGAGGCCGACCCGACCGACAACACGACGGCGAAGTACACCCCGGCCAACGACGATGGGCAGGATGTCAACTCGTCGATGGCATCGGACCCGACGCATGAAGTGCTGCTGTTGATTGGCACGACCGGGAGCCAGGGCACCATCAGCGTCAAGGCCTACTGCCCGGTGGTGGGATCGCTGACGGCAGCCCAGACGGCCGCCGGATGCTCCGTGGGCGATACCTGGGAGACGGTCTACTCCCTCGGGGTCACGAACTCGCCGAATGAGTACGAATCTCGCGTGGCGGCCGACACGTTCTACGACGCCACGCTGGACAAGGTGCTCATCTTCAAGGCGCGTGACGAGAGTTCGACCTGGTCGAACGAGGTCTGGGAATACGACGTCGAGTCCAAGACGATGACCCAGGCCAGCGTGACCGGGGCGCCTAGCAACCTCATCTCCTTCCAGATGGAGTCGTTGACGGTCCCGATTCGAGGTGGCCGCTGGAAGGGCAAGTACCTCTACATCCGGACCAGTCATCATCTGACCACCAGCAGCAGCCAGTCAGGGGTGTGGCTCTATGACCCGGTGGCCCGGAGCTACACGGCGATCTCGACGTCAGGGACCGGGCCGGAGCTGGTCTCGGCCACGGAGTTCGATCCCTCGGTCGGCACCGACGGCGCGGTGATCTCGCTGGAATACAACAACACGTGGCGTAAGGGAGTGCTGAAGTAATGCCGCTGCTCGACGACCTGAAGGTCTTCTACGAGTTCGAGGGCGACGGCACCGACGCGCACACCGTCGGCCCGTATGACTTGACGGCGGTGAACAGTCCCACGTTCGCCGCCGGGAAGGTCAACGACGCCGTCGAGTTCGATGGCGCGAACTTCCCGAACGTCCAGAGCCTGCGGGTCAACAGCAACTCGGACCTGCAGAACGGCAGTATTGATTTCAGCTACGGCCTCTGGGTCTACCTGGACTCGGACCCCGGCGAGGACCGCTACGTGTTCAGTCGCTGGGGCTCGACCGGATCCACGCATCGATCCTGCTACTTGCAGTGGGCCGACGCGTTCAATCTGTTGCGGTTCGTGGTCGGGTATGACTCCGGCGGCGGCAGCTACACGACCAATGACGTGTATTCGACGCAAAACGTCAACGTCGGCAGCTGGTACTACGTGCAGTGCGGCCATCGGAACGGCTCGAACATCTGGATCGCGATCAACGACAACGACCAGAACACCACAAACCACACACAAGGCACGCTGGCCGGGTCGGCGCGGCTGAACATCGGCGGCTTTGATAGCGACGACGGGTCACTGACCGACAAGGGCTGGCCGGGGCTCGTGGATCAATTCGGCTACTGGAAGCGGACCATCTACGGGGACCAGGACGCGCTGTATAACAGCGGCGCGGGGCTGTCGTACGCCGCTATGGGCGGGGGCGGCGGCGGCGGGGGCGGGGCCCAGAACGTGTACTACCGACGCCGCCGATGAGACGCTTCGAAACGCCCCGCCTCGGGTTCCAGCACCGCCGCACCGTCAAGCGGCTGTTCGTGTTGGTCGCCGCGGCGGCAGCCATCGACGGCGCCACGATCAGTGCCACGACCCTGTTCGCCGGGGACGTCCGGCATGTGGTCGAAGGGGCCCACATCGCGCAGACCACGGTCAACGCGGGCAGCGCGACCTACGTGGTCGCCGGGGCGTCCGTCAGTCAAACCGCGCTGTTCGCTGGCACCGTCAGCTTCCCTGGCCAGCCCGTCGACGGCGCGTCGATCAGTCAGACACAGGTCTTCGCCGGCAGCGCCACGCACGTGGTCGAGGGGGCCACGATCGGCCAGACCGCGCTCTTTGCGGGGTCAGTGTCCTCCACCGGCGCAGTCACCGGGGCCTCGATTAACCAGACGCAGGTGTTCGCCGGATCCGCCGCGTATGTCGTGGCGGGCCAGACCATCAGCCAGACGCAACTGTTTGCAGGGAGCGTCGCGGTCGGAGTCGCCGGGGCCTCCATCAGCCAGACGCAGCTGTTTGCCGGCACGGTCGCTGGCGGCGCGGACACGACCTACACGCCGATCCGGAAGAAGCGACACAAGCTGAAGCCGGAGCAGCGGTTCTGGCAGCAGCGGATCACGCACCCGCGCCGGGACCGGCGGGCGGCGCTCCTGTATGCCCCGGTGGTCTACGGGGCGCGCATCAGCCAGACGCAGTTGTTTGCCGGGGCGGTGACCTCCACGCAGCAGGTGGTGGGCGCGCATATCAGTCAGACGCAGGTCTTCGCGCCTAGTCTGGCCTACGTGGTCAACGGGGCCTCGATCAGCGCGACGACCCTGTTCCCGGGCACGGTCACCACCTCGGACACGATCGCGGGCGCGTCGATCGGCCAAACCAGCCTGTTTGCCGGGTCTGCGACCTACGTGGTCGCCGGGGCCTCTATCAGCCAGACGCAGCTGTTTGCCGGCACGGTCACGCCCTCTGGCACCGTCGCCGGGGCGCACGTCAGCCAGACGGCGGTGTTCCCAGGCACGGCCAGGTACGCCATCAGCGGAGCGTCGATCGCTCAGACCAGTCTGTTCGCTGGCGCTGCGGCCTACGCGGTGAGTGGCGCGTCTGTCAGTCAGACCTCGCTGTTTCCTGGCACAGTCACCACCTTAGGCACGGTGGCCGGAGCGTCTATCGCGCAGACGCAACTGTTTACCGGGACGGTCAGCAACACACAGGTGGCGGCGGGCGCTCACATCAGCGCCACCCAAGTGTTCGCGGGCACAGCCTTCGAGATCGTGTTCGGACCTTCGGCGCGCACACAACTCGGTCCGGTCGGTGGTCCGACCGATCTGGGTCCAATGGGTGGACCCGCTGATTTGGGGCCTCTGCCATGAATCTCCGACCCATCGTCGAAGGCGATACCGCCAGGATCACGTTTCAGCTCTACGACGCGCCAGGGGTCGCGCTCGATGGCACCGGGCTGACGTTGCTCGATCTAGTCATCACGGGGAACGACGGGACGGCGGTCGATACAGTCGGCGACTTCGGGTGGGCCAACCAGGCTGGCGGACAGATCTACTACGACCCGGATTCTACTGACTTCGTGGCGAGCAAGAGCCCGTATCGGGTGCGGGCGCAGCTGCGAGACGGCACGCTCAAGACCAGGCACTACCCGCAGGGCGCGGCGTCGTTGATGATGGTGAGGACGGCCAGGCAATGACAAAGCAGGAATCGCACGTGATCCACCAAGTGAGTCTCGACCTGAGTGACATCGGGGCAGGCCTCCAAGCCAGCCATGGGGCGAGCGTGGATCTCCCGGTCGCCCTCCTCGAGGGGGTCCGGGACAGACTCAGTAGCCTGCTTGAGGGGTATCGGCGCGACGTCGTGCGGGACACGGTCGGCGTGCATGTGGCCCAGGACTGATGCTCTCCGCGCCTCCTCGGTACTGCTCCGTGCCACGGTGCCGCAACAAGGTGAAGTCCGGGCGATGCGAGGAGCACCAGCGGAGGGCGTGGTCCCGCGAGGACGCGCCGCAGCGGATTCGTGGGAGGCGACTGCAGCAGATGCGGGCCAGGCTCTTTGCGGAGCGCCCCATGTGCGCTGAATGCGAGCGGAACGGACTCGTCAGGCTGGCGGTGATTCGTGACCATATCGTGCCGCTGTTCGAAGGCGGGGCCGATGACGAGGCGAACGTCCAGCCGCTGTGTCAGGCGTGTAGCGACCGGAAGACGTTTCAAGAGTCGCTTCGAGGACGGGGGGGCGGGTCAAAAGTTTGGCAGAAGTAGTGGCCGGAAACCTCTTCGGAGGCTTCGGTCTATGAAAGGCGAATCCGAGGCCTCTGGTATTCGGGTCAAGCTGTGTAATCAGACGTAAATCAAAGGAATCAAACGCGATGCCACGTGGAGGAAGACGGCCAGGAGCCGGAAGGAAGCCAAAGACGCCGCTCGCGAAGATCTTGGCGCTGCCGTCGGTGCCGGTGTCGCCGACGTTGCCGCCGGCTGTCGAGGAGTTCGACGCGCCTGACACGCTGACGCGTGAGGAGCGGGTGGTGTGGCTCCATCAGGCGCCGTTTGCGTTCCGGATGGGGACGCTGACCAGGGCGACCGCTCTGGCGTTCGAGCGGTATTGCCGGATGGTGGTGCAGGAGACGGTGGAGGCGAAAAGCTCGGCGGTCAACGGGCCCGGCCACCGGGGGTTGCGGCGTGACATCAACATGCTGGAGTTGCAGTTCGTTCTGACGCCGTGTGGGAAGCCAATGCCAGATCTCCAGGCGGCCGGCGGGAAGTCCACGGCCAGTGAGGCTGGCGGGAAGTTGGCGCGGTTCAGGAACGGATGATGAGCGACCCAGTCACCCAGTACGCGCGGCGTGTGGGGGCCGGCGAGGAGATCGCGAGCGCGCTCGTCCGGAAGGCGTGCGCCCGTCACCTCGCGGACCTCGAGCACGGATCGCGGCGCGGGCTCGAGTGGCGACCGGCGGCGGCCGGCCGGGCGATCGACTTCTTCGCGGATGTCCTGTTCCTCCCGGAGTACACCGACGCCACCGAGGACGTGGCGGCCTCCTCGAGTAGCGAGCCGCGGCCGTTCGTGCTGGCGCCCTGGCAGGCGTTCATCGTCGGCAGCCTGTTCGGGTGGTACACCAGCGGTGGGTTCAGGCGATTCCGCGAAGCCTACATCGAGACGTCCAAGGGCGCAGGCAAGACGCCGCTCGGCGCCGGGATCATGCTCTACCTCCTCGTGGCGGACGGTGAGCGCGGCGCGCAAGTCTTTCTGGCCGCCGTCACGAAGGACCAGGCCGGGTATGCCTGGCGCGACTGCCGGGCGATGGTGCAGGCGTCACCGGAACTGTACGCCCTATTCGGGGAGGACGGGTTTCTCGCCAACGAGCTCCGGGTGACAGAGGATGGGTCGTTTCTGAGGCCGGTCTCGTCGGAGAAGCGCGGCCTCGATGGGAAGCGCGTGCACGGGGCGCTCGTCGACGAGCTCCATGAACATGCGACCCCGATCGTGGTGAATAAGATGCGGGCCGGGACGAAGGGGCGCCGGAACGCGCTGATCGTGAAGACCACGAACAGCGGGTTCGACCGGACGTCCGTCTGTTGGCAGCATCACGAGTACTCGCGTCGGGTCCTCGACGGATCCATCACGAACGACACCTGGTTCGCCTTCATCTGCGGCCTCGATCCGTGTCAGGCGTGCGCGACTAAAGGGCTGTGGTTTCCCCAGGAGGACTGTCCGCACTGCGACGACTGGAAGACCGAGGGGCCGCACTGGTTGAAGGCGAATCCCAACCTCGGGGTGTCGCTGCCGTGGCAATACGTGCGCGAGCGTGTGAGCCAGGCGATCGGGATGACGAGCCAGATCAGCGACGTCCTGCGGTTCAACTTCTGCGTGTGGACGCAGGTCCATAGCCACTTCCTGGACGTGGCGCGCTGGCAGCTGTGTGAGGGGGCTGTCACGGAGGCGGAGCTGGCAGGCGCGCGCTGTTTTGCGGGGCTGGACCTAGGGCAGTCCGATGACTTCACGGCGTTCGTGCTGGTGTGGATGCTCCAGGACGGCCGGATCGCGATTCGACCGAGGTTCTGGATACCGTCGTCGGCGCTCGAGAAACCGGGCCGGCCGTATCAGGACTGGCAGCGCGCGGGCGCGCTCGTCGTCGTGCCCGAGAGCGAAATCGTGGATTTGAACCAGGTCCAGGCGGAAGTGCAGGCGCTCTGTCTCGAGCACGGCGTCATCGAGTGCGCGTATGACAAGCGGTTCGCCGAGCAGATGTCCCAGAGCCTGACCGCTGCCGGGATCATGATGGTCAACACGGCGCAGGGGTTCCAGCTGACCGAAGCCCTTCGGAAGCTGTCGGACCTCGTGACGAACGAGACCCTGATCCACGACGGCAACCCGGTCATGACGTGGATGGCCGGGAACCTGGTGGTCAAGCACGGACCGAACCGGACGATGCGGCCTGACAAGGACAAGGCGACCGAGAAGATCGACGGAACAGTCGCGCTCGTGATGGCGCTCGACATCATCGTGCGGCAACCGGCCGACGGCGACGTGAGCGCAGATGACCTGGTGATGGTGCTATGAACGTCTTTCAACGCACGTGGCATGCCCTGACGGGTCGGTCCTACTCTCCTGGCCCCTTGACGTGGGAATCCCTGATGCGCGAACACGTCAACACCAGCTCGGGGATCGCCGTCAGCGAAGAGACGGCGCTGCACCATTCGCCGATCTGGTCGGGGGTGTTCCAGCTCGCCGGCGACGTGGCGAAGTTGCCGCTCTCGCATAATCGCGTGCTAGCGAACGGCGGACGGCAGGTCTTCGCCGGGAAACTCCACGCCATCCTGCACGACAAGCCGAACCCGGAGATGACGTCGTTCAAGTTCCGGGAATGCATGCAGGCGCTGTGTCTGCTTTACGGGAACGCGTACGCCGAGATCATCCGGGACGCGATCGGCCGTGTCGCGGGTCTGTATCCGATCGCGCCGCCGCGTGTCACACCGGTGCGCCAGGAGAGGACGGGGCGCCTGGTATACCGGGTTCAGCAGCCGTCGGGCGGTCAGGTGCTCGTCCCGCCAGAGAACATGATTCACCTGTCGAGCCTAAGTACGGACGGGATCCTCGGCCAGTCCATCACGGAACACGCGCGCGAGTCGATCGCGCTCGGTCTGGCGACGGAGAAGTTCGGCGCTACATTCTTCGGAAACGGCTCAACATTCGGCGGCGTCGTTGAAGTCCAGCAGATGCTGAACGGCCCGAAGGGCGAAGAGGTCAAGGCCAACATCCGGAGCGCGATTGAAGCGGTCCACTCCGGAGTCGAACGGGCGCACAAGATCCTGGTTCTCGGCGGCGGCGCGAAGTTCAACCAGCGCGGCACAAACCCGAATGAGGCGCAGTTCATCGAGACGCGCAAATTTCAGATCCAGGAGACTTCCCGGTGGCTCGTGATGCCGCCACACAAGCTGGGGGACCTCGACAACGCGCACTTCACGAACATCGAAGAGAGTGAGATCCAGTACTGGAAAGGGACCGTCCACCGCTGGCTGAAGATGTGGGAGCAGGAGCTGCAGTCGAAGCTGATTCCTGCACTCGAGCAGAACCTCCAGTCGATCGACTTCAATATGGAGGCCGAGCTTCGCGGCACGTCGCAGCAGCGGGCGGCCTTCTACAAGGAGATGCACGGGCTCGGGGTCTACACGGTCAATATGATCCTTGAGAAGGAAGGGCTTCCGACCATCGGTCCTGACGGGGACAGGCGATTTGTTCCGATGAACACATCGATTCCACTGGACCGTGTCGATGAGTATGTGGACTCAGTGATCAAAAAGAACCAGCCGCCGAAGCCTCCGGAGTTGCCTGTACCTGCACCCAAGCCTGACGAGGACAACGAGCGCATCCTCAATGAAGTGAAAGAACTCGCGGCGGCGGTGACTCGAAAACTCGAGCAGGACGTCGTGGACGCTACGGCGAAGGTCGCCGAGGCTGAGCAGCGAGCTGCAGCGGCGCAGGCGGCGGCCGAAGCGGTCACATCGTCCGAGCAGGCGGCCCGTGCTCAGGCTGAACAAGGGGAGCGCCAAGCAAAAGATGACGCCGCTGCGGCGCGCGTCGGGTTAGAGGAGTCGGAGGCCCGGCTTACGCAGGCACAGAGCGAGACCGAGACAGTCAGGGCGGATGCTGAGGCGAAGCAGGCCCTGATTAACGCGGCGATGGCTGATGTGGTGGCCAAAACCGAAGCTCTCAGGCAGGCTGAAGCCGTGGCGTTGGAGCGGACGGAGGCGGCTCGAGTGGCAGCGGAGAAGGTGGCGGCGTCTGAAGCGGTGGCCCAGGAGCGAGCCGCAGAGGCCGAACGCCTTCTGGCTGAAGTGTCGGCCGCGGTGGAGGCGAGAGACCTAGAGCGTGCAAGGGTGGAGCGAGTCGAATCCGAGTTGGCCGATCGACGGAAGTCTGAGCAGGCAAGACTAGTGCGAGTCGTGACGTCGCATCGGGCGCTGGTGCTCGACGTGTTTCAGCGGGTGGCTCGGACGGAGACGGAGCGGGCTCGACGACGTGCGGCGAATCCGGACCAGTTGCGAAAGTGGGCGGATGCCTTCTATGACGACATCGGCCGCGACATCTGCGCCGACATGCTGGTGCCGGCGATCCAGACGCACCTAGCCTGGAAGGGGTCCGACGAGGATCCGCGGGCGGTGGCGCGGGCGATGGCTAATGACTATTACGACGAGTCGGTCCAGCAGATCCGGACGATCTGTGAGGGGTTCGTGGGGGACGAGTATCACGCGTCGGTGACGCGGATGCTCGAGCGGTGGGAGCGTGAGCGGCCGCACATGGTCGCAGATAAGGTGGTCCGAGATGAAATCGCCGCACTCGTCAGCCGATCCTGAGCTGGAAATCCGCACGACCGGTTCGGCGTCGGTCGACCTGGCCGATGATGCCGTCATCCGTGGGTATGCGATTCGGTTCAACACGCTCTCCGGCAACCTGGGCGGATTCAGGGAACGGATCGTGCCCGAAGCGGTCGACCGGTCGCTGAAGGGTGACGTCCGCGCGCTGGTCGACCACGACACGGCCAAGATTCTTGGGCGCACGAAGGCCGGCACGTTGTCGATGCGGAAGGACACTAAGGGGCTCAAGGTGGAAATCGAACCAGACCCCGAGATCAGCTATGCCAGGGACATTCTGCGGTCGGTGAGCCGGGGCGACGTGTCGGGGATGTCGTTCGGATTCCGCGTGCTCGACGATGCCTGGGATGAGGACGAAGAGAGCGGGATGCCGATCCGCACGATTCTCGACATGACCATCGCGGAAGTGTCGATCGTGACGTTTCCGGCATACGCGGAGACGTCGGCCGAAGTAGCGAAGCGGTCTTTGAACTTGTTCCTCGCAAAAAAGAAGGGCGCGAGCGACTGGCGGGCCAAGTACCACGAGATCCAGACGATCGCCGGGATTTGACAGAGAAGCGGACGAAGCCGTAATATTCCATTTCGAAAGACCTGAACGACTCGCGCGCGTCCCGTCGGCAGACTGACCACGCGCGCGATCGACAATCCAAGGTGAGATTCGCGCTTCGGTAGACCGGGCGCAGTCCATCGGCAAACCCAAATAGCGATTTTTGGGCTTGCCTGTAGGCTGCGCCCGTTTCGCGTCCGGGCTGTTCTCCAGGCAAGCGCACCACGAGGACAGCCAAATGACGTACGACGAACTCGTCACAAAGATCGGACAACTCAGTCAGCAGTCGAACGAGATCGTCACTCGGAACGCCAACAACGACGAGTGGCCGTCAGAAGACAAGGTCAAGTTCGACCAGATCCACACCGAGATCCGCAAGCTTGGCGAGACCAAGACCCGGATCGACCAGCAGCGGCGGATCGAAGCCGAACTGAACCAGACCACCCGTCAAACCGAACCCGACGAGCTCCGTCGCCAGGGGCTCACCGGCCCGAACAACCAGCCCCTCAAGCGCGCGTCTGATGAGGAGTGCGACTTCGCGCTGCGGGCCTGGCTGATGGCGCAGCACGGGGCTGACGCCGCGCAGCGGATCAAGACGGAGTGGAGATCCGCCGCGCAGAAGTTGGGCGTGAATATCGCCGACGGGTCGTTTCCGTTCAGGCTCGCGTCACGTCCCCCGCGCTCGACCCGCACGGCCGATGTCGACGCGTGGGAGACCCGCGCGCTGACGCTCACGACGACCGCCGGCGGCTACCTCGTCTCGGCGGAAATGAACCGGGCGCTCGAGGAGGCGCGGCTCTATTACGGGCCGATGCTCCAGCTCGCGACCACGATCCGCACCGACACCGGTGCGACGTTGCCGTTCCCGACGTTCAACGGCACGGCGACCAAGGGCCGGATCCTGTCCATCAACACCCAAGTCACGCTGACCGACCCGGCGTTTGGACAGATGACGCTGAGCGCGTTCAAGTACTCGTCAGACGGCGTGCTGGTGCCGGAGGAACTGATCCAGGACAGTGGCGTGCCGATGTCGGACTTCCTGGGCCGCGCGCTCGGCGAGCGCATCGGGCGCATCCTGAACGAGCACTTCACGACCGGCGCCGGCACGACGCTTCCCTGGGGCGTGGCGGTGCGTGCGACGGCGGTCAACCTGGGGACCGGCACGGCCGCCGGGTTCGGGTCGACCACGGACGGCACGGCGTACCGCAACATCCTGAAGATCCTGCACGGCGTCGACATCGCCTACCGGAGCGGCGGTGAAAAGGTCGGCTGGATGATGAACGACGCGACACTCCAGGTGATCGCCGGGTTCGTCGACGGCCAGGGCCGTCCGCTCTGGGTGCCGTCGCTTGTCGCTGGCGAGCCCGATCGCCTCATGGGCTACCGCATCTTCATCAACAACGACATGACCTCCACGTTCGCCAACAACGCGCGAACGGTCCTGTTCGGCGACTTCTCGAAGTACATCGTCCGAGAGGTGCGGGACATCGCGGTCGTGAGCTCGCGTGAGCGGTACATCGACTTCCACCAGACGCTGTTCCTGGCCTTCGGCCGGTACGACGGTGACCTGCTCAACGCCGGAACCGGTCCGATCAAGGCTGGCGTCCATCAGACCTAGTTCGACACTGAGTTCGATGGAGTTCGCGATGCTGGAGGCGGCGCCTGAGCGCGCCGTCTCACGCTCAGGGAAGCCGATGAAGGCGTTCCTCCTGCGAAAGTGGGCTGGGTATATGCCGGGCCAGGTGCTGACGAATGTTGTGCCTGGCTCGGTCCCAACCGGCGTTGCGCGCTTCTACGCGGACGACGAGCCGACCCCGTGCGACATCGTGAAGGGGTCAGGCCTGGGCCTAAAACCGCTGGATGTGGTGAACGACGCGATCGATCCGGCGGCGGTAGATGCTGTCGACGCGGCGCACCGCCGCGCGCTCGACGCTGCACGGAACAGGTGACGCCGTGCCGAGTACTCCGTATCAGTCTTATGACGCGTATCGGCTGGAGTCGTGGCGCACGCGCGGCGTGTCCAGGTTAGTCACGGCTCCGAGCGATGAGCCTGTCAGTATCGATACGCTGCGATTGCACGCCGGCATCACGGCGGCGGACGCGGAACTATTGTTGCCGCTGCGGATTAAGGCGGCCCGCGGGTTCGTTGAGAATTATACCGGCCGGGCGCTGTGGACGCAGACATGGCGGGACACCTTCGACCAGCTGCCGTGTGGGTACGCGCCGCTGATGCTCGGGCGTGCGCCAGTGATCGCGATCACTTCGATCACGCAGTACAGCCCCACGGACACCGCGACGGTGCTCGACCCGTCGAACTACCGCCTCGACGCCGATTCGGTGCCGGCGCGTGTCGTGGTCGACGACGGGGTGTACTGGAATCCGGACCCGAGGCGTTTTGGCAGTCTGGTCGTCGAATACACCGCGGGGTACGGGACGAACCCGGAAGCCATCCCGGCCGAGCTCCGGCATGCGGTCATTCTCCTGGCGACGCAGTGGAGCACGTATCTCGAGGCGGCCTCTGACATCGAGGTGCAGGAGATGCCGCTCGGCGTGCGGGCGCTCCTAGATCCGTTCATGGTGGTCGCGTGAAGAGAGACGTCTCCGCGCCGCTGCGTGCCAGTGATTTACGTCACTCCGTGACGATTCACGCTCCGGCCGGCACGCTCGACCAGGTCGCGCGGGATGTCGAGACCGGCGTCCCGGCGGCGATCACGGTGACGCCGGTGCCGTTCCAGACGCCTGAGCGGTTGGCCGCCGGCGGGCTCCAGGCGCAAACCCTGTATTCGATTGGGCTCCGGTATCGCACGGACCTGCGGCCGGATTACGTGCTCGTCGAGGAGTGCTGCACGCAGCGCCAGTTTCAAATCCTCGCGATCGTGCCGTCGGATCGGCGCGACGCGATTGATATGCGCTGCGTGACGGCGGACTGAGATGTCGGCGCTCGGTGGGGTCTATTCGGCGCTGAAAACCGCGATCGCGGCCGATTCGGGGGTCGCGGCGCTCCTGGCGGCGGCCCCGTTCGCCGGCGCGGGAGTCAACGGAAAGGCGGTCTACGACGAGGGCGCGGTCCCGCAATTGTCCGCGGTGCCGTACCTGACCGTCGGGGCCGGGACCGAGTTCCCGCAGTCGACGTTTCGTTCGAGGGGCTGGAATTGCACGGTCCAGGTGAAGGTCACGGCGCGCGGGTCGGAAGCGAGCGGGCACGCGATCGTCGAGGCGTTGTCGGCCCTGCTGTTACCGCCGGGGCCCTACGAGTTGACTGTGATCGGGTTCACGCGATCGTGGGTTGACGAATTCACGCTGCAGCCGACGCTGATTGAGCTGATCGCGGGGGTCACGACGCGAAGCTGGCCGGTCATCCTGCGGGTGATGGCGACATGAGCGCGGCATTGCTCGCGCAGCTGTACGCGCTCCGTGCGCAAGTGGACGCGGTCATCGTCGCGGTGCAGGAGCACGTGCCACAGCCAGCGCCGCCGCTGGACCCGGCGGACACGTGTCCGACCTGCGGCGCGACAGGAGATGCCGTGCTCGACACGTCGACGCTCGACGGGACGAGCCGCCGGCTGTGTTCGGTGTGCCGATCGGATTGGGTGCTCTGAGTCAATGCTGACGCCGGACACGGTCCACATGATGGCGCAAGTCATCCGGCATCAGCGGGCGCTGGCGACGTCGATTGAGAAGTGGGTGCGGTCGCCGACCTTCAGTCGGCAGCAGGCGGAAGCGGCCATTTTCATGTTTCGAGGAGTGCTCGACAGTTATGAAGCGCAGTTAAGCCAGGTCATCACGTCAGACAAGTAAACCGGAAGTCAATCGGGGCGTGTCGCAGGTCCAGCCCTTCCGCTCACGCGGATCGCCTGGCCTCTCCCGGAGGGCGGAGTCTCTCAGAGGAGTAGGCGCATGGCAGCACTTCCCGGCATTGGGGCAAGTCTCAAGGTGGATTCCGCCGTCAACGTGTTGACGGAGATCGCGACATACCTGACGGACATCAGTGGCGACGTCTCGACCGACGAGCTGGACGGGACCACGTTCCAGCCCGGCGCGACGTCGCCGACAAAGTACATCGTGTTCGGCGCGACCGAACGTACGATGGCCATCACGGGCATGTGGGTCCCGGCCGCGGAGACGTTTTTCGCGGCGATCGACGGGCTCCAGAACCTCGATTACGAGTACGGGCCGGAGGGCACGGCGAGCGGGAAGACCAAGATCAGCGGCACGCTCAACGCCGGTGGCTGGTCGGGTCCGCAGCAGACCGTCAATGGGTTGATCACATTTACGATGACCTTCAAGGTCAACAGCCGGACCGTCAGCACGTTCTAACCGCGAGAAGGAGACGGAGAGTCATCATGGCAGATTTGACCATTACCGCGGCAAACGTGCTCTTTACCTCAGGAACGAAGGAGTTCGGGGTGGCTGGCGCGTCGATCACGGCGGGCCAGGCGCTCTATCTGGACAGCGCGACCAATACCCTCAAGCTCACGCAGTGCGACGGGACCGCCGCCGAAGCGGCGGCCGTGGGGATCGCGCTGAATGCTGCCGGCACCGGTCAGACGGTCGGCTATGCGAGGACCGGGGCGACGATCAACATCGGCGCGACGACGGCGAAGACGACGACGTACATGGTGAGCGCGGCCGCCGGCGGCGTGGCGCCGAATGCCGACATCGTCACGGGCGGCCATCGTCTCGTACAGCTCGGCTACGCGACCGATACGGCCGGCGTCTTCGTCGTGCAGATCGTGAATCGGAACATCACGGTCTGATCGCAGGGATCCCGACTCTGGCCGGCGATGGGCGCCGGCCTCACTCGGAAAGGGCGTGGTGTGTGGCGGTGATCGACTTCGGTGGGAAGCCACGGACTCTCAAGTTCGACCTCGCGGCCATTCGTGATCTGGAGACGGCGCTCGACGGCCGTCCGCTGGCGACCGTGATCGGGGACATCACGCGGATCGGCGTGACGGCCACGACGGCGGCGCTCTGGGCGGGCCTCAAGCACGAAGACAAGACCCTCAATATCAACCTCGTCACGAAGATGCTCGAGCGGCACTTGAGCGAAGGGAAAGGGCTCCGAACGCTGGCGCGGGCGATCGACGCCGCGCTCGAGGAGACGGGGCTCTTCAAGACGGACGAGGACGATGACGTGGGAAACGGACCGGCGGCGGAGCTGTAGAAGCGCCGCCGCCGTCATTCCGTGCGTGGCTCGAGTGGGCGGAAGCGTGGGGGATCGGCGAGCTCGGTCTGATGCCGGCGCAGTTCTGGTCGCTGACGGTGCGGGAGTTCTGGCTGAAGTGGCACGCCTACGCGCGCACCGAAGATCGGCGCCGGTCCCTGCTGTTTGAATACCTCGGGATGACGGCGTCGGCACAGATGAAACCGTCGGACCGGTCGAAGGTGTGGCGCAGCGTGAATCAGTTGCGGCGGTATCCGCTGAAACGATGGCTCTTACCAGACGGACCGACGTCGTAAGGCTCGAGGGGATGGACGCGCTCCAGCGGGCGCTGAAGGATTCGCTCGAGGAGATGCGGGCGCAGGTCGCGCAGGCCGTCGCCGTCACGACGTTCGCGGCGGCGCAGGGCGTGCGGGCGCGGGCGCCGCGGGACACGGGGCTCCTGCTCAGCCAGATCACGTCGTCGTCCCGCGGGCTGCGCGGGGTCGTCGAGATGGGGGTAGACGCCTTTTACTGGCCGTGGGTCGAGTACGGGACTGTGAAGATGGCGGCGCGGCCGTTCGTGCGGCCGGCGGCCGAAGCCGAGTTCCCAAACCTCGAACGCCGGTTGAGGGACATCGGGACTCGGCTCGAGCGCGGCTTCACCCTGGCGAGGGCTGCTTAGATGGCGGCAGCCTCCCTGATGATCCGGATCGGCGCGCAGGTCGCCGAAGCCCAGAAAGCCTTCGCCGAGGTCACGCGCTCCGCGCAACGATTCGAGCGCGACTTCGCGAATACCGCGTCCTCGGTCTCGGCGCAGCAAAAGCGGATCAATGACGCGTTCGCGACGTTTTCCGGCGACCGGCTGGCGCGGGATGCTTCGGCCGTCGCGAAGGCGGTCGAGCAGATCGGCGGGGCGGCGCGGCTGACCGCCGCCGAGCAGGCCAAGGTCAACGCGCTGATGACCGAGGCGATCGCGAAATACCAGGCGCTCGGCCAAACCGCGCCCAAGGCGATGCTCGATCTCGCGGCGGCGACCCAAAAAGTCGAGACGGCCACGACCGCCCTGAAGAGCCCGACCGCGATCTTCGCCAACAGTATCGGGGACCTCGAAGAGCGCGGCCGCGGCTCGAGCGCGGCGATGGGCCTGCTGACGGGCACGTTCGGGAAGTTCACGGCCGCTGGCGTCGCGGTCAATGTGATCAACCGGCTCGGCGGCGAGCTCTCGAACCTGGTCGCGCGGGGATCGCAGATCGGACCGCTAGAGCAGTCGTTCGAGCGGCTGTCGACCAGCGTCGGGCAGAACAGCGAGGACATGCTCGACAGCCTCCGCACCGCGACGCGTGGCATGGTGCAGGACTTCGACCTGATGCAGTCCTCGAACAAAGCCCTGCTGCTCGGCCTGCCGGTCACGGCGGATTCCATGGCCGAACTGGCGAAGACGGCGAGCGTCCTCGGGAAAGCGATGGGGCAGGACGCGACGAAGTCCTTCGATGACCTGATCACCGCGCTCGGCCGATCCTCGCCGCTCATTCTCGACAACCTCGGGCTCACCGTCAGCGTCGAGAAGGCGAACGAGAAATATGCGGCCAGCCTCGGGAAAACCGCGGACGCGCTGACCGACGCCGAAAAGCAACTCGCCTTCTACAACGAGGCGATGGTCAAGGCGCGCGAGCGCACGAATCAGATCGGGGAGCAGTCGCTGACGGCGAGCGAGCACGCGGTCTCGGCCTGGAATATCGTCGCGAACGTGGTCACGCGGACCGCGGGATCGATTGATAAGGCGGCCGGGGAACTGATCTCCGGCGCCGGTCAAGCGGCGTCCAGTGTCGCCGGCTTCTTCGCGGATCTCTACAACAACGGCGTGCGGGCGACGCTGGCCGTCCGGCTGTTGAACGACGAGATGCGGAAGGTGACGCAGGCCGGGGCCGGGGCGGCCCCGCCGGTGGTCGTCAGCGAGTCGCTCTCGGCACGCGTGCAGCGGCTGCAAGAGGACCTCAAGAACCTGACCGTCGAGCAGCGGAAAAACATTGCGGCCGGCGAGGCGCTGGGTCTCTCCAACGACAAGATCGCTGAGAAGGTTAATGCGCTCGGCGGGAAGGTCCAGATCACCGCCGAACACTTGAAGCTCCTGGAGACCAACACGCGCGCCGTGGCGAAGGCCAACACGGACCTCGAGCGATCCGCCGGCGAGATGGTCAAGCGCGTGCAGGATCAAGCGACCTCCCAGCGCAAAGTCGAGACCAGCCTCGAGGGCACGCTGCGGGCGCTCCGCGAGTACGTGACCGAGCATCGCGTTGCCAATGAGATCATCACGGCGACGATCCCCGAGCTGCACACCTGGGCCGACGAGTTGAACCACGCGCGGGCGGGCGTCGCGGCGATGGTCCCGGCGCTCGGCACCATGAACGCGCAGATGGCTGAGATCCAGCGCACCGCGCGCGGCTTCATCCAGCAAGCGACCGCGGCGATCGAGGCGGAATTTCAGCGCGGCCTGAACTTCGGCGGCCGGTTGTCCCAGACCATCATCAGCGCGTTCCAGGGCGGCGGCGACGTCGGGCAGGCCATCGGGGCGCAGCTCGGGGCCGACATCGGCGGCGTGCTAGGGAAGACCCTGGGGAAGACGCTGGCGAAGTCGCTCGGTGAGACGCTCGGCGGAGCGATCGGCGGCCTGCTCGGGCCACTCGGCGCGCTCGCGGGCTCACTCCTCGGGGATTTGTTTAGCAACATCGGCGGACCCTCTGCCGATGAACTGCTCGGCCGCGACGTCGTGGCGAGCTTTGAACAGACCCTGCAGGGCACGCTGACGGCACAGCAAAAGCTCGAAGCTGGCAATGAGTCGTGGAAGCTGACGACCATCGCGGTCAGGGATGCGTACGTCGCCGCCGGCCGAACGGCCGCCGAAGCCGAGAAAGCGGTCGCGAAGCTGTGGGCCTCCAGCAAGAGCGGCGCGGATGCCTCCCGGCTGGCCGTGCTCGAGATTCAGGCGGTCATGGACATTGCGGCCTCCAAGCAGGAAGAGATCGCGCAATCGCAACAGGACAGCGCGAAGGCGATCGAAGAGGCGACGGCCGGCATCCGGTCGCAGATCGATGCGCTGTCGTCGGAGTACGACGCACTCAACAAGAGCATTGCGAACGAAGCGCCCGAGGAGGTGCTCGGCATCGTCGAGACACTGGCCCGTGAGCGCATGAAGGCGATCGAGATCGAGCGGACAGGCCTGGAAGCCGAGATGGATCGGGTCACGAAACAGGTTGAAGAGAACCTGGCTGGACTCGGACCAGCGGCCGAAGACGCCGCTCGAGCCATCGAGGACGCCCTCCGGAACATCCGCATCGAGCCGATTTCGATCCCGATCGAGTCGAGCGGGGTCCCGGCGCTGGGCTCCGGCGGCATCGTGCGGAAACCGACGCTCGCGCTCATCGGCGAGTCGGGTCCGGAGGCGGTCGTCCCGCTCGGGTCAGGGTTCGGTGACGCGGGCGCGCCGATTGTGACGCAGGTGTTTCTCGACGGACGGCAGATCGCGGAGGCGACCGTCCCGCATATCCCGCACGTCGTGCGCCGGCGGACATGAATGCCGACCTATACGCTGACGATCGGGGGCGTGGCGAAGGACATCAAGGCCGGCACGCTGCGGATCAGTGAGACCCTGAACGGGCGTAACACGCTGGCGTGTGAGGTGATCTCCTGGGATGGCACGTATCGTCCCGCGATGGGGGCCGAGGTGATCTATACCAAAGACAGCACGCGCCTGTTCGGCGGCCTGATCGACGTGCCGGCCGAGCGCGGGCTGTCCCCCTACGGCGGCACACGGATCGTGAATACCGTCTCCGCGGTGGATTTCAATGCCTACGCGGATCGCCGGTACGTGACGGAGACGATCCCTGCCGGGACGCTGAAGGCCGCGCTCCAGGTCCTCGACAACTACCTCGCGACCTACGGCGTGACGCTCGACGCCGGGCAGGTCAACGGTCCGACGCTCCAGCAGCTGATTTACAACTACAAGCTCCTGCGCGAGTGTCTCGACGAGCTGTCTGTGATGACGGGCTATGTCTGGGAGATCGATTACAACAAGATCCTCCGCATGACCCTGCCGGGCGGGACTGCGGCGCCATTCGATGTCGTACCAGCCTCCGATCCCTCGACGGTCCGGGGTGACATCACGGTGTCGACCGAGCGACAGGAGTACGCCAACCGCATCATCCTGCGGGCGGGGCCACGCGCGCCTGAAGATTTTGTCGCGGGCTGGCACGGGAACGGGGTCGCGGACACGTTCACGATGTATTTCCACATCCTCCAGCATTACGGATTCGTCTGGGTCGATACCCCGGCGCCGGAGCATCCGGAAACGCTGGGCGCGGCCGGGTCCGGAGCGCAATGGATCTTCACCGAGGGCACGCCGCAGACTATGACTAGGGCCGCCGGCGCGCTCGCGAACGGGGCGCTGGTGCTACTGCGGGCACTCACGGACTTTCCCGTCACGGTGCAGGCTGACGACGCCGCCGAGCAGGCGTCGCAGGGCCTGTGGGAAACCGTCGTCGAGGTGCCGGCGATGTATGTCGAGGACGCCGCGCAGGCGCTGGCCGACGGTTATCTCGAGCGGACGGTCACGGCCTTCAAGGTCGTCGAGTACTTGACGCCACGGGAGGGCATTCTCCCCGGCCAGGTGCAGACGATCACGGTGCCAGACCGGAACCTCTCGGGGCAATTCCTGATCACGGATGTTGAGATCAACGATACCGCCGACCACGAGTTCCTCCGGCGCGTGCGGGCCGTCGGGGGGACGACGATCCCCGGGTCGTGGCGGGACCTGTACCGCGAGTGGAGCGGGAGCAGCGGCACGTCCGCGGCGGCGTCGGCGACGTTTACGACGCCGAGCAGTGGGCCTCTGCTCGGAGGCCCTGCGTATCTGGGCGGCGCGCGGAATACCAGCGTCGCGCCGAGCCCGGCGGCCTGGACGCCGGTCCCGGACTACGTGCCGTTTACGGCGACGACGTCCTTCGGCGGACGGGTGCGGGCGCAGATTTTCACGCGGAACGCCGGCGTCACGGTCACGGCGCGGCTGTTCAATGTCACCGATGCGGTCGCCGTCGCGACGTCGAGCGGCGTCACGTCGCAGACGGCCACAGAGGTGACGTTCCTGGTGAGTATCACGGAAGGGAAGACGTACCGGCTCGAGGTGCTGTCGTCGTCGAGCGGCGAGGGCGTCTTCGGGATCGGTGTCCTGGAGAGCGCATGAGGACCAGAGGGATCGCGATCCTGATCGCGCTGATCGTCTCGAGCGGCACGGCGTGGGCGCAAGAGGAGCTGACCGTCACGAAGATTTACTCGCCGTCGGCGACCGACCTCACCCTGGTCCCGACGAGCGACGTGGTCCTGAACCCGACCGGGAAAGACGTCCTCCCAGGCCTCGGCTACGACGTCAACCTCGGCATGCTGACGAAGAAGTATCTCACGCTGCATGCCGCGGAGCTCTGGGTGGAGACGCTGGTGGCGCAGAACACGCTGGCGACGATTGGCGGGCGGGTGCTCGTGGCACCCACAACCCTGCTGACGGCAGATCTGTCGTCTGGCGCGACGTCGATTACGGTCAAGCATAACAACCTGGCGAACGGCGACCGAGTGTACATGGAGGCTGACGGCAAGGTCGAGTTCATGGCGATCGCGTCCGGCGCCAGCGGGAGCGCGGGCGCGTATGTCTACAGCGTGACGCGGAATCTCGACGGCTCTGGCGCGAACGACTGGTATGCCGGAGATGCGATTCTGAACACTGGCCAGACGGGGAACGGGTTTATTGACCTCTATTCGGTGCGGGGCGTGAAGGCCGGGACTGAGATCGGGCCTACGATTGTCGGGAATGTGCGCGCGAGCTCCACGTATAACGACTGGTCCCCGCGATGGGCCATCGGCAATCTCGACGGGCTGTATGGGTACTCGGGGTCTACCTATGGTGCGGCGTTCGGTGTGCCAAGTGGGGCACGTGTGACCGTGGACAGCACGAACGGGATTCGCATCTACGGCGGAGACAACGACCAGAAGGTCACGATTGACACCAGCGGCAACGCGACGTTTGATGGGAACCTCACGGTGGGCACGGGTCGCAACATGATCCGGAATTCCGACTGCACGGTCGCCACGACCGACTGGAACCTATTCACGAATACCGGCCTCACGACGCAGCTGCTCGGCCCATGGCCAGGCGTCGGCGATTGGGGCCTCGGCGGGTATCCGAACGACTGTTACATCGCGGTCACCGGCAC